AAAGGTCGGCATGGCCGACAAGGTAGATCAGCAGATCGTGGATATGTTCCGCCGCAGCAGCCTGCTGCTGGACAATATGGTGTTTGACAACGCCATTTCTCCCGGTACCGGCGGCTCCACTCTGACCTACGGCTACATTCAGCTGAAGACCCCCTCTACTGCCGGTGTCCGTACCATCAACGGTGAGTACACCCCCGGCGAAGCCAAGAAGGAGAAGAAGACCACCAATGCCATCATTATGGGCGGTGCCTTCCAGATGGACCGCGTGCTGCAGTCCACTTCCGGTGCTGCCAGTGAGCTGGCCTTCCAGGCGGAGCAGAAGATCAAGGCGACTGCTAACTATTTCCATAACCTGGTGATCAACGGCGCTGCGGAAGACGCCGGTGAGGGTTACGTTACCGGCACCTTCGACGGTCTGAAAAAGCTGCTGGCAGGCACGCAGAATGAACTGACCTGCGGTGTCAGCCTTACCACTTCCCAGGAACTGGATGATAACTACAATGCCTTCCTGGACGAGATGGACAGCTTCCTCAGCTGCCTGGACGGGACACCTTCCATGCTGCTGATGAACCGCGCCATGCTGGTGAAGCTGCGTTCCATCGCCCGCCGTGCCGGCTACTACGAGCGTTCCCAGGACGACTTCGGCCGTACCGTGGAGACCTATGCAGGTGTTCCCATGGTGGACATGGGCCAGTATTTTAACGGCGAATCCATCCAGGATGTGGTAGAGACTAAGGATGGCAAGACCGCTATCTACGCGGTGTCCCTGGGCCTGGACGGTTTCCACGGCATTTCCCCTCTGGGCGATGGTGTGATCAACTCCTATCTGCCCGATTTGAACGCGCCCGGTGCGGTGAAGACCGGTGAAGTGGAGCTGGTGGCAGGTGTTGCCCTGAAGAATACCCTGAAGGCGGCGGTACTGAGGGACATTGCCATCTCTGCAGTCTGATGCCTATGGCAGATTTTGCGTTTTACACGGACATTTACCTTGGCTCTGCCATCCCGGAGAAAGCCTTCCCCGGGATGGCCCAGCGGGCCAGGGAAAGCTTAGACCGGCTTCAGCGGATCTATCAGGTGACGGTGCCCGGTGAGGACAGCCGCAAAATGGCCATCTGCGCCATGGCAGAGTCCATCTACGCAGCATCCAAACGCCGGGGTGGAGTGACTTCCGCTTCCGTCGGTGAGGTCAGCGTCCATTATGAGAGCGGAGAACGGGCAGAAAAGCAGCTGCAGCGGGAGCTGTATGAAAAGGCATCCATCTATCTGGAGATCTCACGGGGGGTGAGGGCGTGAATCCCTTTGATTACAGCCTGTGCGATCAGACGGTGACCATCTATCGGAAGACAGGGGAGGGGATCAGCCGGAAGGTGGCAGAGAACTGCCACCTGTCCTGCGCTGTCAGCACGCCCACGGAAGTCTACGGGAAGAGCATGGAGAAGACATTCCTGCTGATCATTCCCGGAGATGTTCCTCTGCAGCCCGGTGACCGGATCTTTGCCGGTATTGGCCCGGCAGATGCCGACTGGGATACCTTCCTGCCTGCCCTGATCCCGGAGCTTTTCGAAGTGAGCTTCGCAAGACCCTGTTTCTGGGAGGGGGAGATCACCCACTGGGAGGCGGGAAACAGAAAGGAGACGCTGTAATGCTGGAGAAAATGAAGCAGTGGCTGGAAGCCTTCCCCAAATGGGAGGGAACGCTTCAGTTTGACTACGCCGACAGCGTACCCGGTAATTCCGGCCTGTACCCCAGAGGCATCACAGAACTGTCCCGCCGGGAAGATGTACTGGGCAATGTGAAGGTCCGCTACAGCTGTGCCTTTGTCTTACGAAGAACTGCCGCCGGGAACCAGGAAAATGCCCAGTGGCTGCTGGACTTTCAAAGCTGGGTGGCGGAGCAGGACAGGTTGGGTCAGACTCCCAAATTTGGCGACGAACCCCGAACCGAGCGGATCCGGGCATTCGAAGGCAAACTTGACAGCCACAAGCAGGTGGGAAGCAGCATGTATACCATGCATTTGACCGCCGAATTTACAAAAATTTATAGAGGTGAATGAAATGGCAAAAATCGAACGAAAGTATATGGCCCATTTTATCAATGCAGCCAAGGATGGCGAGGCTGTCTATGAGCGCCTGGGCCAGGACCTGGAGGAATTCTCCCCCGAGATGTCTGCCCAGGTGGAGACCAAGAAGAACATCCTTGGTGAATCCAGTGTTCTGATCTCCGGTTATGAGAAGACTGCGGCAGTAGAGCCTTTCTATGCCCAGGCCGGTTCCCAGCTGTTTAACCGTCTGCAGGAGATCATCGACGGCGACCTGGTGCTGGATGCGCTGAAGGCAGATGTGGTGGATGTAAAGCTGTGGGAGGAAAGCGAAGCAGGTACCTACGGCGCGGTGAAGGAGACGGTGTACATCGAGGTCACCAGCTATGGCGGTGATACCACCGGTTACCAGATCCCCTTCACCATCCACTACACCGGCGAAAAGGTGAAGGGTACCTTCAACGTATCCACCAAGACCTTTACGGCTGCGTAAGAAAAAACGCTGTCATTGCCAGAAGGTCGAAGACCGACGTGGCAATCTCCTATGGACTTGTGAAGGTCCGGGAGATTGCCACACCAGCCTGTGGGCTGGTTCGCAATGACCATGTTAAAAAGGAGGAAATTATGGAGAAGATTCAATTTGATTCCGGTGTCCGCAGTTACCGCATCAACGGTGCCGGTATTCTGCGCTTTCATCCCGGCGATCCCAACCTGTATGCCCGGTTTCTGGAGGCAGAGGAGAAGCTGAAGGCGGTGGAAGAAGAACTGACCCGACAGGCAGAAAATGCAGAAGGCGCAGATATCGTGAAGCTGATGACGCGGGCCGATGAACAGATGAAGGGGATCCTCAACTGGGTCTTCGGCGCGGACAATGATTTTCACAAGCTGCTGGGCGGTGTGAATCTGCTGGCTGTGGCGGAGAATGGGGAGCGTGTGGTCACCAATCTATTTGAAGCACTGGAGCCTGTGCTGGTGGAGGGCGCAAAGCGCTGTGCAGGCGATGTGGCGGCCAGAAGCCGCGGCAAGGTATGACCGGCTGGGAACTTCCGAAAACGGCAACCATTGGCGGCAAGATCTATGATCTGCACACGGATTACCGGGAGATCTTGAAAATTTTCTCCTGGCTGCAGGAGGAATCCTACCCGGAGTTTCTCCGGTGGCGGATCGCCCTGGCCCTTTTTTATGAGCAGGAGATCCCGGACGGAGACTTTCCCGAGGCGGCGGAGTATTTCCGGTGGTTCATCTGCTGCGGACAGGAGGAAGAAAAAGATCCCGGCCCCCAGCTTTTAGACTGGGAGGCCGATGCCCAGGTGATCGTGGCGGATGTGAACAAGGTGGCGGGACAGGAGATCCGGTCCCTTCCTTATCTGCACTGGTGGACGTTTCTGGGATGGTTTCATAGTATCGGCGAGGGAACCCTTTCCACGCTGGTTGGGATCCGGGATAAACTGCGCCGGGGCAAAAAACTGGAAGACTGGGAAAAGGAATACTACCGACGCAACAAGCAGCAGGTAACGATGCGCAAAAAATACTCCGCCAGCGAACTGGCGGAGCAGGAGCGATTGCAGAGAGTATTAGGTTAGCCGGGTATCCATTTCCGGCCGCAGGCGGTACATTTCATCATAGGCTTTTTGCTGCCGCAGAAACCCAGGAAAATACCGAAACCCGGAATGAGGAAAAAACCCAGAATACCAAGACCCCAGCGGAAGCCTCTCTTGGTGCGGGTGATCTGACTACTGCAGCATTTGGGGCAGCTGATGGCAGGCTGATAGGGCATTTGCTGGACGGGAATGTACACCGGCTGCACCATTGGCTGTGGCGGCTGCTGGGGAACAGCCGTACCATTCAGGCTGCGGCCGCAGACGGAGCAAAAATTACCCGCGGAATAGGCACCGCAGGCGTTGCAGCGGATCCCAACAGGACGAGGAGGCAGTTTGCCACCGCAGTGGGTGCAAATACCGCTTTCCGGATAATCGGTGATCTCCACACCACAATAACTACAACGCATAACCATTCCTCCTTTTCTTTTTACTATAAAGGATAGGTGAAATAATTGCAAGATAATAATTGTTTTATGCTTGCCATCATAAAGCAGATGGAGGTGAAATTGTGACACAGAGCAATGGAATTGTAGACATTAAAATCAATACTAAATTGCTCGAGATTGGATCCAAAGCGGCTACAGCAGCCTTAACGGGACTTGAACAGGTGCTTTCCTCCGTTGCAGCAGGGGTAAAGGATGCGTTCTCTATTGGCGGTTTCGAGGATTACAAAAAAACGGTGACCCGGTTCGGCAAGGAACTGGCGGACGCGCTGCTGACTCTGCAGCTGTCTTTTGGAAGAATGAAGTATGCCATTGCCGAAGCGGTGGCACCCATTGCATCGGTGTTTGTTCCGATGATCAATTCTGCCATTCAGGCGGTGATCCGGTTTGCAAACGTGGTGGGACAGTTCCTGCGGGGAGTCCTGGCAGGCATCACCGGTAACAAGGGGCTGACAAGCTCTGCGGAAGAGGCCACAAGATCTGAAATCAAGCTGGGTTCTGCTGCAAAGGCAGCCGCCAAGACAGTGAAGCGAAGCCTGGCCGGCTTTGACCAGCTGGAACGGCTGAATCAACCCGCCCGTTCCGGCTCCGGTGGCGGAGGTGGCGGCAGTATGGATATCTGGGGCGGCTTTGCTCCGGATCCCATTTCACCTCAGGTCCAGGCACTGGTGGACAAAGTGCTGGCTGTTCTGGCACCGCTGATGGCCATCGACCTGAGTCCCCTGCGGCTGGCCCTGCAGACCCTGTGGACGGCCTTTCAAAAGCTGGCAGCGGTGGCAGGAGAGGCCCTGAACTTCCTGTGGTACGAGTTGTTGACGCCCT